CCACTGGTCAGCCATCTTTGTGGCTTGCAGACGAACCGAATTTCGAACTCGCCCGCCGTGCTGTTGGCAACCGCATCCACTTCAATGCCACCCGCATACACGCCAAGCCTGTACTCGTTCGGATTGTATTCATCAGTTATCCGCTGATAACCTGTCTGACTTGCCAATGCGCTCCGGAGTTCAGCCATCTTGTCAGCAAAGTCCGCCTGGTCATAATCAAAAACACCAGCCGGATATGTGACCTCGATGTTGTTAAACCGTCCCCGATCCAGAGCGTAGTCACCGTTCCGACCAGGAATGGAAACATATTCAACATCACGCTCGGGAGCATTGTAGACCGCCGCCCCCGAGATATAGACACCATAATCCGCCAGGTTAATGTCACCGAAATATAAATTCTTTTGCGCCTTCATTATTGCCATACCAGACGCCTCCGTTTCTGTGATTCTATCAATCTACGCTCAACAGCCGCCGCCAGTTCGTTGACATCCATGCCCGGCGATCCGTAGACATTTATGTTAATCTGGTCGCCACCTGGCTGTGCATAGCTGTCCATTTTCGCCCACAGCTTGTCAAGCGGAACAACAGCCTCAGAGCCAGCCTCGCCGACACCGATGACACTCGGACCGTTGAAGATACCACCTTGTGCGTACCACTCAATTCCGAGCTTCGGAATCTTGCCCTTAAGCAAGTCGCCAATCTTCCAACCCTTCGGAGAGATAGAGAAATGTGGAAGCTTGATGTGTGGCAGGGATACCTTGAAATTAAAGAAGCCCTTAATCTTATCAATAATGCCCTGAATAATGTCTTTCGCCGTCTGGATCGGGTGCGTGATGGCGTTTTTGATGCCATTAAACACCTTCGAGACTGCATTCTTGAGAGCCGTGAAGTTAAACACCGTTTTGATGGCAGAAACCACTCTCTTGACCACAGTCAACGCGATCTGGATAGGCCCGACAATAGAAGCCTTGATTGCGTTCCAGACTGTCATGGCCACTTTCTTGATGGCATTCCAGACCTTGATGAGCACCTTCTTGACCTGCTCCCAATGTGTTGCAATCAGGATTATCGCAGCTACAATTCCCATAATGATTAACATCCACGGATTCGCCATCATGACCTTGGTAATCATTCCGATGCCCTTGATGATTTTTGGAACAAATCCAATCAGCGTCCCGACCGTGCTGACCATCTTGCCGATGACAATCAGAGCAGGGCCGACAGCCGCCGCGATCCCCGCAATCTTGATGATGAAGTTCTGCATGCCTGGGCTCAGGTTGTTCCAGCCAGTTGACAGCTTTTGCAGGAACCCAGACAGCTTTTCGAGAATCGGCACAAGCATGGTGAGCAAGGTCGTTCCTACATCAGCGCCTGCAATCTTTGCCTGGTTAAGTGTGGTCTGGAACTTGTCCAGCGGGTCTTGCGCTGTTTCGAATGTCGATGTAACTGATCCCTTAGCGTTGTCCGCACTGTTTTTGAGTGCATCCAGATTCAGCGAACCATTCCGCAGAGCGGTCGCCATTGCAGGGCCAGCCTTTGCGCCGAATATCTCGGAAGCGGCTGACATGGCTTCTGTATCGGAGCTGGCGTTAACAATCCTATCATCCACATCCGCCAGAACATCATCCATGCTCTTGCCTTCTTTTGCACCGTTGACAAGTGCCTTCTGTAAGCCAGTTAATGCCTTTGTGGAATCAACGCCCGATTTCTCTAACTCTCCAATAAAAAACGCCGCCTGTGTGGAGTTGAGCCCCATCGCCTGCAGTGCGGGCGCGTTGGTGGTGAGAGACGTTGCAAGCGCGTCCATGCTGATGCCAGTGTTCTGCCCTACCTTGTTCAGCACATCCAAATAGCCACTTGTTTTGGTAGCGTCCAGACCATAAGCGTTCATTGCCTTTTGCACGGTGTCAATCGCTGTGTTGACATCCACGCCGTTAATCTTAGCAAACTTCAGGAACTGCCCAGAAGTCTTTTCCAGCGTCTTGCCTGTCAGTCCAAATCTGGTGTTGACCTCACCAATAGCCGTGCCAGCATCCTCAAAGCTTGTCGGAATAGATGTAGCCAGATTCTTGGCGCTGGTCTCCATGTTTTTCAGAGCTGTGCCGGATGCACCTGTCTTAGTCGCAATGATGTCCAGACCGTCATCCACTTCTTTGAATGCGGCAATGGATGCAACACCTACCGCCCCGATCGGAGCCGTCACGCCCTTAGTCAAGCCCTGGCCGACCTTAGTCATTTTGTCTCCAACAGTCTTGAGTTTATTGCTCAACTGGTCAAGTTTGACGTTGTTCAGCTTCTCAGCTTCCGCCTGAAAGTGTTTCAACCGTGACTCGGTCTTGATAATCTCTCTTCGGAGTTCCATATACTCCTGAGACTGCTTATCAACAGCAGGGTCATCGTCAAGCCGTGCCTGTGTCTGCTTCAACGCTTCAAGCTGTTTTTTGGTCTGACCAATCTTCTGCTTTAGCAATGTTTGCTTCTGTGCAAGCAGTTCCGTGTTATTCGGATTAAACTTCAAGGCGCGGTCAACATCCTTCAGTGACTTGTCCACGCCCTTCGCTTCATTGTTAATACTCGTCAGCGCACGACCCAGTTTGGTTGTGTCGCCATCGAACTCGATTGTAATACCTTTAACGTTTCCGCCTAATGCCATAGTTTATCCCCATAATGCGTCCCAGTCTGCCTGTGTTGCTTTCCGCCTTGTATCGATAGACTGTGGCGCTGATCCAGATGAACCGCCGTCTCCGTAATCATGCATTTTGTTGTACTCAATGCAATAATCAACTACTTGCCCGACGGTCATGTCTTGGATTGCATCATATGACAGCCTCCGGTCAACGCCAGCGATCAGAATGGTGTCCAGTGTTATTTTTTCGTCACTGGTCTGAGTCCGCTGAGTGTTGTCAAGAGGCTCTTCGCGTTTTTTGAGCTTACGGAGCTCTCAATGATGAGCTTGATCGCTTCGGGAATGATGACATCCAATGGGAACGTTTCGAACTCGTCAAAGAAATCTTCAAAGTTCGGGATGTCCCTGTTGGCTTTCTTAGCCATCGCCCACACGATCTGGAGCAGTGTGATGGTCTCCATTCCGCTCAGGTTTATGAATATGTCAGTAAGCATGTCGCCATCCAATGCAGTGATGAGCTCCCTGACGTCAATTTCGTTGTTCTTTTTCTTTTTGGATTTTTGAAGTACTTCGATACTCATGCTCAGGAAACTCTCCAATAATGGCATGATGTCCGGCAGGATGTCCCGCCCGAAGTTGCTCCGATAAACAATTAGCCACCCGACCGAACCGCTAAGCTCGATCGAGTGACCACCATCTAATTCTACTCTTTTAATCATGGTCTAATGTCCTCTCTATCTTGCTTGTATTTAGGTCGTTGCTGTCGGAAGCGTCGGAACCGGCGGATCAGTGAAGAGTGTCGCATATCCTGTAGCGCTCTGCGGATAACCAACTCTGGTCAAGCCAGTAGCGTTATCGCCGGAACAAGTGAACGGCAGTGTTGCGGTCTGCGGTTCAACAGAATCTTCGACCGTTGCATACTCACGGTTGATCTGTCCCAGACTGCAGTTGTACAGAATGCCACGGCGTTTCTCAGCGTCGCCGTCAGACTCAAACATGATATAAACAGGCTTGTTCTGTACGCCCTTGACCTGACCAATGCCACCGTCTGCCAGCTGAACATAATTCATGAACGTGGTCTTAAACTCATCGCTGAAAAATGCGTTTTCAATTTCGCCAGACAGGCCATTGTCAGAATAGCTGGAATAGTAAGCAATGTTGTCTGCGTAGAATGTGTTCTCATCACTCTCTGGCTCAAGGCTGATATTAACAGTGCCAGGCACATGCATCGGAGTGCCGAGCGTCACCGTTCCGGTCGTGCCGACGGTGTAGGTCCCGATGTGAAGATTAGATACACCAAAAACGACTTTATTAGCCATTTTATCCCTCCTAAATTAAACGTAGTAATAAATCAAAAAGACGTTCTGATCCTCGAGATATGTGTCCTCACTCTTGTCGTACATATATCCATTAGCAACAAGCGCGTCCTCAATCGCCGATTCATTAGACTCGTCTTTTTTTGTGAAATAGTATTCAATTTGGTAATGATTCTCTTTCCAGTATCTGGTGTTATCAGCGTCAAATGTCTGTTGACCATCGCCGATATATACCAAATACGGTGGAGACTGTTTGGTTTTGAAATGTGAATAGGCACAAGGCAGTCCTGTGCTCTGTAAAACTTCGAAAATGCTCATAATTTCCGCTCCAATTCATCCATTAACTGCTCAACGGCTTCCTGCTCAGCTTTCCCGATGTGGTTGTCACCATTCACGCGGCCATAAGTTCCGTACTTATTCCGGACAACGTGACCATTGTTGAGCAAGTGGGTCAGCCTGTAGTGGGTCTTGTTGTAGACTATTCGCCCAAACTTTCCACCAGCCTTCTTGACCGACCAACTCGCCGCATAGTCACCAGACCGCTTAGGAGAGTTGTTCTTGAGGTTCTGCACAGTGTCTTTTGCCACTGCGTCAATTTCCTTTTCGATTGTTTCGTCACACTCGTCCGCATACTTGTCAAGTATCTCGTTGAGTTGCTTCGACAATGATTCATTAATCGCCATCAGGCTCAACCCTCTTTTCGCATACCAGTGATATTTTGTCGCGCTGTGCCGTCCAGTCCGCCCGGATCACGTTGTAAAGCTCATCCTCAAACCTGACCACCTTCTCGCCATTGTAGTCGGCTCTGTTGGTCAGTTCCAAAGTGATGGATGGCTGCAGACCAAGCTGCGCAGCGTTGTAAAACTCCGACTGGTAGACACCTCTTGGATTTACATATATTTCGTTCTCGGTATATGTCAGTTCCTCGTTGCCATATGCGTCATATGATGCCACTGGTTCCGACATAAGCACCGCAATGTTGTCATACATGTCACTCACTCCAATCTGTGTACCCTGTAGCTGTTGCCATCTGTGCCTTTTGTTCGTCATAGGACTGCTTCAAACGGTCATAGTCCTCGACTGCCCCGAAGTGCATCTTGCAGTATGTGATGACTGCCTGAATGACTACGGCATCAGTCTGAGACGTCCGCATTTCGTTCACACCCGCAAAACCCAAGTCAATGGCTGCGGCGGCAATGAGCTGATTCAGTTCCGCGTCAAAAGAGTTTGTTTTGATTCTTAGAGCTAATTTAACTTTATCAAGCATTTGCACCACCTCGATAGCTTTCGTAGAAATCCCTGTTTGTGACCATCGTCCCGACGTGGCCGAGGTCAATCCTCGGGTCACATACGATTTTGAAATTGCATTGACGAGCACGCCAGCAGAAAGAAAGGTCCTCACCCATGCGACCGATAGGTGTGAAGAGTTCTCCGAATTTGCCCTGCACGTTCATGATTACATCCGTCCGCATCAGGACGCACCCGAATCCACATCCGCCAACCTCGAACGGTTTGTCCGGAATGTCTTTCACCTCCGTCCAGAAGCATGTGCCATTTGCGTCCACGTCAAGCCGATCGAAGAGGACCGGCGTGAACGGTGGCACTCTTCTGAAGTAGAGACCGCTCACCATGTCGAGTTTTTCTTTCTGCATGAATTTATACATCCGCTCCATCGTGTCCGGCGCGAACATCATGTCTGAGTCAAACCACATGACATAGTCGGCATCCATCTCGATGGCCTTTTTACAGATGTTATTCCGACTCGTATAGATCAGTGACCCGATCTCGAACCAAAGAGCGCACTCGCCGACCATTTTTAGGCTAGCCAGCGAATGCGCGAACCGTGCCGGAACTTGGTCCATACAGGGGACCGCTATCAGTATTTTTTCCATTGCCTCGTCCTCCCGTTTTTATCAAAGGCAAATTATTTAACGATCTTAACGAACGCGTTCGGAGCAACTACTCCAAGAGCTACGAACTGGCGGCCGATGATCTTGACCAGATCAGAAGTAGAAAGGCTTACATCGTCATACTTGAATGTGATATCCTCGCCGTTCGGGAAGTTAGCCAGAGCGCCCTGATCCAGATCGCCAACGATGACGTAAGCGTCGCCGGTTGATGCTGCCGAGAATGCTTTCAGTGTGTCATTGAACACGACCTCGAGACCCTCGAACGGATCGGCTGCAAAACCTGCTGCATACTGTACCTGTTTGAACGCGCTCCATGTCAGCTTGTTCATGATTACGACCGGGTTCGCCGCTTCGTCAGACAAATTTGCGATCGCGCTTGCAATCGTTCCCATCGCGATAGAAGTAGCGGTTACAACCGGCACGCCAGGAGCTGTAGTCGTGGAAACTGTTCCAAGTGCTACGATATCAGCGACCAGAGTGTCAGCCGCTTTCTTGGCGATCCTGTAAGCCAGCTCGTCATAAATGTAGTTGAGGAATGCTTCTCCTCTCAGGTCAATGACCTCGTCAGATACGGAAATCCATTTCTTGATGGATGCCGGAACAAGGTTCACGACGCCAAGTGTAAGAGTTTCCTCGGTGACTGCACCGCTTCCCTCAGTGTGAACGACTGCATCGGTGCCGGAAATCTCGAAGCCGACCTTGAGGTTGCCCTGGACATATGCACGGCGAACGCGGCTCATGATGCCGTCTCTCTGCCATGCTGTTTTGACGATGTCGTAAACCATTTCCGGAACCGGAACAGTGCCATTGGTTGTATTTTCGCTAATCAGCGCACGGCACTCAGCCGGATCGCCGCTCTTGATGTATTCAGCATAGGCGTCAATGTATTCTTTGCTGTTGCGGATTTCTTTTACATCCATAATTTTTCTTTCCTCCGTAGTGTCTTTAATTGTCTCGATAACATCGCCGTCGCCTTTAGCAACAGCGGTTCTGATCTCAGCCTTGCGACTTTCTGCCTGTCTGCGTGCCTCGATCTCTTCATTGATAGCTCTGACCTCAGTCTCAAGCTCGTCCAGATTAGCGTCCGGCTGTTCAATAGCCTCGCCGATTTCCACCTTACGAGTCTCGAGTTCTTCGACGGTCATCTCTTTGATTTCAATCATTTGGATACCTCCAATAGAATTTTGATTCTTTGTT